AACTCTGACATATCTGCTGTCCCTTGGGCATTGATAATCACAATAGCCCATATACTTACATTCCGCCATAGACCCCATTTGGGCCTTGAATGCGCAATAGCCGCCTCCGTTACAGGTTACCATCTTAATCCTCCCTTCAGGCGTAGATCGCCCTGAATTCCTGGGTGGCGGCACGCACACTGAATGGCCGGCCACAGAATTGTTCAAAGTACGCGGGCCTCTGCTTCATATACCACACGAATCCTGGCAGCGTCCCCCGGTCCACCCCGTTCAGCTTCCTCAGCCTCTGGATCTTCCTCAATACAAACGCCAGGCGCCCTCTCTCTTTCAGCCTGTCGTAATCCAGGCTCGCCGGCAGGCATTCAAATTCCTTCTTTGCCTGCTCCAGGTGCCTCCTCCTCGATTCCTCTTTCCTCACTGCGATTTCTTCCCTCGTCCGCTTTATAAATTTCCTCTGTTTCACTGGCATTTAAAACACCCCTCTCCATCAAGATAAGATTCCAGTACCTCTTTGCCGCATCGTGGGCATCTCACCCATGGGCTCTTCTGCGCCGCTGGTGCTGCCTCACTGATCACAACAGTCGGTACGTCGTCTTCCCAGCGCCTTCCGTTTATCCAGGTCGCTGGGTATGGCCACTCTGGTACGAATGTCTTTGGGTCTCTCTTCTGATTGTCCTTGAGGTGATTGTGATACGTGATCTGTCTCTTGAGGGCAGTAGTCAGTTCTTCACCCTCTCCATTATTCAGCCCCAGCTTCTTCCAGGCCTTGTGTGCCTCATCCTTGCCTACCTTCTTGGGGTAGAATTCATAGAAAGAGAGAAATACTGAATCATATTGTATGCTTTTCTTGGTTTTGGGCTTTTTGGGTTTTTCTTTAGACTCTTCAAGAGAGCAAATGGGCATTCCTCTTTCCATTCCTCTTTCCATTTCCTCTTTCCTGGACATCTGTGTAACATCCGGGTGCTTCTCGGGTGTTTCCCCGTTGTTTCCCAATGGATTCTCTGTATCATCCTCGGCCAGTTCTGGATCTGGGTAGATAGCCCCCGACTGCGCCTCTTTTCCCGTGATTCTCTGGTGTTTAGTGAAACTCTCCACGAGGCCGTAGTCGTGCCCAGACACACGGTACTTCTTTATGTACCCGCTCGCGGTGAGTATGTTTAGGGTGTCGATGATGTCAAAGGGTAAGAATGGCAGGATGTCGAGCTTGATCTGACGTGGCCTCCACTCGAACCTCCCCTCGCTGTCACAGAGGGTCCAGAGCCCCGCAAATGTAAGCATGATGTACTTGCCCGGGTATTGTATTTCAAGGTCCTGTAGACCCTCATGCCTGAAATACGCCGGCTTGATTGATCTGATTCTGGGCATAGTTACCTCCCACGCAGACGAGTCCCAGGAAGGTGAGGTCCACGTACCGGGAGGTAAATGGCATCCTGAGACTCGCTGCATGGTTTGTGTTCATTGTGTTCCGGCCTCACTCCGAATAGAGATTTGATCATACATGTTCCGCCAATAATGTCAATAGGTCATTCTTGATTTTTTTCAGATCTGGCCTGCAGGTCGTGTGTGAGAGCAGCAGTAGATCGTAATACCTCTGCCCCATCGTTTGGTGGGCCACGGCTTTGAACAGCATCGGATGCGCGTGTGCCTGGGTATGGCAGTTATTACACAGCCCCCAGACTGCTTCAGGTAGAAACGCTGTGGCCATCCTGTCTCTCTTGAAGAGGTGATGCCCTACCTCTGAGGGCACAGAGCAGATCCTGCACCTGGGCTGCTGTCTTAGGGTAACCTCCTGGATGAGGTCATAGCATCTCTTCTCGATAGGTTTCATCGAAGCCTCCGTTTTTTCGGCGCCGGCGGCGGGATCGCTTCTGCCCATTTTTTACAGCCTCCCCCCTTGAGACACATGCTCTCTTGCACGAGAAAGCCCTTCTTTTTCTTGAGGCAGATCCCATCATACAATCCCATATCCACCAGGGGCTCGCTGACCTCTGCCTTATAGTAAACGCAGTGCTTTTTCACTTCCCCACCTCCTTGATCGTCCACTGCTTGTCCTTGTGCTGCGCCAGGATGAACCTGAATTCCGGGTACATCTCTGCCGCTACCTTCAGCTTGATCCATGCGTCCTCTCGGATAAAACCGCCCTTCACCTCATGCAGCTCAGGCTTGTCTGTGACTACATAAAAGTCCGGGGTGAAGTGCGTCCTGCCGGCCAGGCGTAACTTTAAGGCCTCAAACTTGTACCGCTTGATCTTGCCCCTGCGTGCCATAGCCTCTAAGATGAGCCCGTAGGCCTCCTCGGTCTTGTTCATGGCAGAGGTCTTTACCTTCCCGGTTAAAGTGTTGTACTCAGCTCTTGTCATTCTCATCTTTCCTCCCCATAAACCCCCTGGCTCCCCAGCCAAACAGCAGCCCGATTACAAACGCCAGGAACATAAGTGTTTTGAACTCGTCCATGGTTCACCTCAAGAGTAAATACACGAACATGATCCCTCCGAAGACAGCGAATATCATGACCACCATCATGATCACCATTACCGCCGTCATCCTCCAGCCGCTGATTTCGATTTCTCTTTTTGCCACCTTGACCTCCTAAAATTCAACCTGCGATGGGTCTGGTATTGGAAGACCCAGTGTCTCTGCCGACCAGATTATTATCCTGTTTGTGTATTGGATAAATTCATCCGTGCTCAATGCCGCCGTTGATCTCACCCGGACAAGACCAAACTCGTCCGCAAAACTGTCTGATAAAAACTTATGTTTTAGGATCTCGTGCATCTCGTCTGGGACATACCCACAGTGATCGGCAATCATCTTGACCACCACCCCGTGGTAAAATTTATTTTGCTGCAAGCTCCGGATAGACTGGCTCTTTTTAAGGGTCAGCTCTACCTTTTTACCTTCCAGGCTTGCTATCCGCAGGAGATACCTGGAGGGGTCGTCGAGTATCAACTTCCCTTTTTCTACCTTGCCTCTGTGGATGGGGTTCATGGCTTCCCCCCAAGCCCGCAGTAGCCCTCTCTTGCTGGGTCTTTGCGCTGCCAGCAGTTGCCCGCTGGGGGTATTCTCTGATGATCCAGCAAATCATGCAAGGACCCGTGATGCTTGCCTATGGGCTCCCACCCTTCCCCGGTGGGTGGCTTACATCCCACCCAGTATTCCTTCTCACCATCGTCCCACCGCCACATCATACACTTAGAGGCAATACATACGATGTCGCCCCTGTTTCCTTCCGGCCTTTGCACCATCGGGCACCACTTTGTTTTCGCTTCTTCTTCAGTCATGGCCTATCTCTCCTTGTTGATTTCGCACTTCTCGACAAACTTCCTGATATGATCGATCTGATCACACACCGCCGCTGCTTTACGGTATCCCATCTTAATCACCTCCGGTTCTCCGTTGTACTCTTTACCGGTGTAGATGATTATCAAGGGGTAACCTTTGAACAATTCAAAATCAGGTGCTCTCATTTTGCCTCCTTGAGCTCCGGGTTCTCATAGATATTGCCGATGACTTCGAGATTATAAAATTCATCTTTAGGATACTCCCACTCATTGTTTGTGAGATAAAATCCCGATACGCTTTTGCCTCGGTAATCATCCATTAACGAGTCTATAAAGTCGATGTGCTTAACAATGGCGGTATATTCTTGTTTGTTATAGTGCCATTTCTGCACAACATCCCCTTCATATATCTCTTTGCCATTCTTGTCTTTGAGGCCGGTGAACTGCATGACAACGAGGTCAAAAGTATCCATGTCGCCGAAGTATGTTTTGAATATAGACCACGGAGGATACATCTTCTTTTTTGCCTTATTCCACGCCCTAAACTTTATCTCTCTCATGGCTTCTCCTTGCAGATAAGTGCCTTCTTGCAGGTCTCGCATACCCCTTCAGAACACCCCGCCGGCTTCACCAGCGGCTCGCTGTTGAGTTTTTCGGGGTTAGGCAGGGTGTCGGTAAGGGTCTGCAGCTTCAAAACAACCTGGGCCAGATCCCTTGAGAACTGTTCTAAAGCCGCCCCAAGGGCTCTTTGATACCCCGGATGGGGCTTGTGGGTGATCAAAAACAAAGGTAACCCAGGATAATAACTGGCGAAATACATCTCGTCAGCCCCGGTCACGTACAGGTGCATCTGGCATTGCCCGTAATACTCTGAAGGCAAAGCCCCTCCAAGTAAGTATTTTACCTGGGTTTTGATGGTGGGGCACTTAATTTCAAGAGGCCTCCCCCCGGCAAGTCCATCCGGGGATGCGTGGAAGAGTCGTCGGTCGTCCTTGAAGATCAGCCCCACCTGCTCCACGTCAAGGCCTGTCGCCAGCTCAAACAGGGCTCGCGCCTCGGCTTCCTTGTCGATCCCCTGCTGCATGGCAAAGGATGTAAAGCTCTCCTCCGGCCAGCCGGTGATCTTCTCGCCGGCCATTTGTAAGAGGAAGTCTTCCCGCTGCTTTGAGATCTCCCCCTTGGTCGTGATAATCTTGTCGACGTTGCTCGCCCCGGGGTTGCCGGCTCTCAGTCGATACCAGTCTTCGGTTCTCTGTTCACAGTTGATGATGATCATGACTCACCCCCTGGCCAGCAGCAGCGGCAATAGTAAGGGGTATGGATGTATTCTTTCGGAGGGAAGGCAAACTCGCCCTTGGATGTCCGGATAAAGGAGCTGCCCTTTATCGCGTAGTCTTTGTGGACAAGGCACCCACACGTTTCACAAGCAATCGGGTTTTCTATCAACGCCCGGAGTGTGTTTATTTTGGCAGACAATTCCGTTCTCTCGACAGACATGAGCTCATAAAAAATCTCGTGCATCCACCGCCTAAGTCTTGCCGTCGTCATCCATATCATGGCGTCACCTTTCCTTTCGCGATCTTCAGTACGTTCATCGCCCTGGCAAAGTCAGCGGCCAGAATCTTCTCGGTGCTCTCAGACTTCATGTGGGCCAGGAATTTTCCTTCGTCCACACCCTTCGCGTTGATCATGTCCACGATTGTGGATCTCTGCTGGTCAGAAATATACTCGATCTCCTCAGCCTTGCCGTCGTCGTCCATCTCCCGGGTCGCTAATCCGGTAAGGGCAAGGATCGTGTACCTCTCAAGGTAGGATATCGTGGACCCCAGGGCCTGGATCTCGTTCTTCCCTCCTGATTTGTCAATCGCCGCAGTTAAGGCAGTCTCTTCATAATGCCCCAAAACATGCGTGATCCTGCAGGTCACCTTCACGTCTCCATTCGTCTGCAGGGTCGTCCAACCGGCAGTCAGGCCGCACTTTGATAATGCCGCATTGATCTGCCCGGTCACGTTCGCGAGAGAGGCGTGCTTGTACTCTGTAATCCCCCGGTCGGTCTTGAATCTCACGTGCCGGTCCTTCTCGATATCCGGGGGGCACATCTTGAACTTCGCCATCGCCTCAGTGTAGGCCTTCCTGGCGTTGTCCGCGTCAACCTCAAGTTTGAGCTTCCAGAGTCTCTCAAGTTTGTCCACGTCCGCGCCCTGCCGTACGGCCATCTCCAAGAGGGTCATGGGTGTCGTCACCTGCACAACCTCTGTCGGGGCAGGGTACTTCTCGCCCGTAAATTCCCGCACGTCTCTCTCCTCTCCTCGTACCACCAATTTGTCTGTCATGATCTCCCCTCCTTGTAGGCCAGCCCTGTCTGCCGGCGCCATTTCCCTGCCTGCCGGGCCAGGCTGTTTTTCTTCTTGCCGTGCACGGCGTCAAACGGTAACTTTACTGCTTCACATGCCTTCTGGAATTCCTGGTCCGTCTCCGCAAACTTCTTGTTCGTCATAATGCACCTGCTTTCGTTCTCAGTTTCTTGGTTATGTTTATCAGTTCCTGCCCGATATCCTGGAGGATGTCCTTCGCCTCTTCTGTCTTCAGTGTCGGGAATACAAGGGCGTCAATTTGGGTGGCCAAAGTCATCAGTTTCTCTTTATCTGGTGCCCTCGCCGCTTTTCGCTCGGCTTCTTTCCGGGCTTTCTCCTCTGCTGCTTCCTTGTCCTTGATTCGCTTCTCGGCAGCTTCAATAGCTTCCCTACCTGCCCGCTCTTCAGCTTCACGCCTCACGTTGTCCAGCTCCTGCTGGTGGGCGATCTCGGTAAGGCGTTTCTTCTCAGCATCTTCAGCCGCCTTCTTCTCGGCGTCAATCTTGGCCTTCTCCTCATCCAGTTTACGCCTTTCTTCGTCCAGGGCCTTTCGCTCGGCTTTGAGCTTCTCCTGCTCGATTCTCCTGGCCTCTGCCTCTGCCTTCAGTCTCGCCTCTTTGGCCTCCTTGATCTCCTGGACAGAGGTGACGAAGAAGTCAAACTGCTCGTCGGTCGCCTTCACCAAAAGGTCGTGGTAAAGAATCAGGTCTGCATACTGGTACCCGGTGCCGTCAAAGTGCATGTTCAATGCGAAAAGTCTCTGGGCTCTGGCCTTGATTCTCGCGGCCTCTTTCTCTTCAGCCTCTCGCTTGATTCGCTCCTTCTCGTCGTCGATCCTCTTCTCCTCGGTTTCGAGGTGGGTTTCGATCGGCTCCAGCAGGTTGAGGATTCTCTTCTCCTCTTCGAGGACGGCCTTGTTCCAGCGGTTCGCCTCTTCCCTTAACTCCTTGCCGGTCTTCTGCACCTCCACCCGCTTCTTCTTCACGATCATCCGGGCCTCGTGCACAGCCTTGTAGCCTTCTTTGTCTTCAAGGTCTTTGATGACCAGGGCTTTGTACTGAGACAGCTCCGCGATCGCTAAATCCGTTACGTTGAATTTTGTCAGCTCTTTCGTGATGTCCATTATCCCCTCCCCTTCTTCAGTTTCTTATACAGCGCCCTGGCGCCAGTGCATACAACAGTGTCCTTGTCAACGAAGTACATCTCGTTCTTGCCGTCTTTGTCTTTCCGCGTTTTGTAGATCTTGTGCTTCATCACCCCGTATGTCCTTATCCTGGATGACTGGTCCCCAAAGGCTTCCTTCCGCAGTCGCTTTGCAGTTGCTCCTCTCATCATTTCCTCCTCAGTTCGTAAAGGTAAAGACCAGGCGAAACACAGGTCGATTTGATTTCCCACAGCGGGAAGTTGATGTCGTTTGAGTACCTGTCATACAGCTTTGTATTGATGTCAAACACCCTGGCGCCGTATCTGAAACCACCCACCTCGATCAGGTCGCGGCTCGTTGCCGGCCCCTTCCTCAGCCGGTTGTACACTTCCCATGCCTTGGTCCCGTAAGTAAAATCCATCTTTGGTCCCTTCATCATTGCCCCCTTTTCGTCGTGATTAAAGCGATCGGATCGCAGTCAAACAACTTGGCCAGGGGCTCGGCATTCTTGTAACTGCCACCCCGCAGTATCTGGTATACCCGCTGCCGCGTTACCCCAAGCTCTCGGGCCAGGTCCGCGTAAGTCCACTTCTTTCTCATCATCCTTGCCTCTACGGCTGTTCTGTTTATTCGGTATTTGATCATTGCCTCCTCCACCACCATGCGATAACTGCCATTCCAGCCAGCGCTCCAAAGTTAAGATACGGGAAACGGGGTCCGTCGCTCGCCGCCATCATGAGTAAAATCATAAACAAGATGACGCTCCCCCACTCTCCCACCGTCGCCTTCATAACTTCCCCCGGTACATGTCCAGGGACTGCGATAAACCCGGCCCGAACTCCTTCGAGGATGCCAAACACCATGGCTACCGGAAGGAACAGAACTCCCCCCACCAGCTTGATGAATTCAAGGTACGCCGGCGGCACGAAAGACCACTCACTCTTTTTCTGGAACGTCTTGTTGACCTTCTTGTTCACCTCCTTGATTTTTTCTGATCTGA